TTCTGATGGAGGACCCGGAAGCGCTGTGGCGGCACAACAAGAAGAGCAAGGTGCTGAAAAAGCTGACCGCCATGGCCGGTCAGCAGCCGGTAGTCGATGCCGAACAATCTTCCGAAGATCGCCACCGCGCGCTGTTCTTGGCGGCTTTGAGCGATTGCGAATTGGTGCCGGCCTCGGACCCGAACACGTCGAGCCAGACCGAACGCTACCTCAAGGTTGTCGCGATGCGGCAGATGGCGGCGACAAACCCCAGCCTCGACATGAACAAGATCGACCTCCGCGCCCTTCGGGTGATGGGCGAGAACGATCCGGAGGACTTGTTCAAGCCGGCGCCACCTCCTGGTGCGCAGGGCCCGTCGCCGGAGGATATTACGGCCCAGGCCACGCTTGCCGCCGCGCAGGCTCGCATGAAGGACGCCGAGACGCGGGCGCAGGAAGCCAACATCAAGGCGCAGAGCGGGATGGCGGAGTTGGCGTCGAAGGAGCGCATCGCCTCGCTTGGCGTTGCCCGCGAGCTCATCATCCACAACTCGGAACAGCAGGCGACGCAGCGCGCCCAGGGCATCGAGAACCAGAACGCTGCGGCCGAGCGGATCCACAAGCTTGCGCTGGCGAACCTCGCCTCTCGTGGGGCCCGCCAGCGTGGCCTCGACGGTCATGCCCACCAGGCGCGAGAGGGCATTATGAACCGCACCCACGAGGCGGTTTCCGATCACCTCGACCACCAGCGTCAGATGGTCGCCGACGAGTTCGGCCGGCATCACGACGCCATGCAGGCCGAGTTGCAGCGCAACCACGAAGCGGCGATGCAGCCGGAGCCGACGGGAGTGGCGCCGTGACGCCAGAGCAGCGGCGACTAGACGAAGTGTGCCGGCGCCGGGGCATTGGCACCAGCGTCCGCGAGCGGATCATTAGGCTCAATCCCAAAACCAAGAGCGGCGGGTCGGTGCGCGGTTGGCATCCGACACGCGGGAATAGGTACCATCGTGTTTTTTACGACCACGTCAGTAAAGGCGAGTTCATCCGCAGGCATGGCCGCGACGCTTGGGACTCGTTACCAAATGGACTGATTTGGAGGGATGGGCGCCGATGTTACATCGAGCGCGCGCCCTACCTCGACAACGTCTGGAAAATCTATGCTGGGCAGATTCCGCCCTGCCAAATAGTGGCGTGGTATCCGACCAAAAAATACGCCAATGATAGGGATTGCGCCGTCGAATACATAACCGGCGACGAGTTTCTGAGACGCTGGGTGGCGCCGTGAGTGTATCGTGAGCCTTTGGGACGCATACGCGGAAGGCTTTCGGGCTGGGCTATCCGGCGAAGACCCTCGCCTGTGTCCGTACGAGAAAATGACGTTTCATTGGTGGGCGTGGCAAAAATTCCATGGCCTCGCGTGCCGGCTAGTGCACCAATGACAACGTCAGTTGAATCGCGTATAGGAGGCGGTCATGGGATATCCAGAACCCGGCGCAGGCTACAAGCACACCCCGAAGTGGCTCGACGATATGAAGCGGGCCGAGGGCGGTTCGACCGACGATAAGGTCAGGCAACACACCTTAAACGCCACGTTCGGTTCGCTACTGCCGCCCGGCGTAACGCCTCATGGCGAAGATGACGACATGCCGGAGACCCAGCAGACTCACGAAGCCATCTATCCGAAGAACGACCTCGACGAGTACAACAAACCGACTGGGGACTGAACATGGCGCATCCGCACCGCAAGGAAGCTTCCGAAGGTCACAACGCAAAGCTTAAGCGGATGACCGAAGATTACGGCGGCGCCGATCCGAGCGCGAACATCGCCAATCCTCAGACCCGCGCCGGTGGCAAGGAAGAGGGTCCGGAGCCGGCGATTGGTTTCGGTGCCGATAGCAACGTGCCTCGTGGCCGCGCCGATCGCGCTGGCCGCAAGCAGGGTGTGTCAAACCCGGTCGCGACGCTGAAGAGCGGCGGTGCCGCGAAGCGCGCGCATGGTGGTCGGACCAAGCACGGCAAGAAGGGTGGCACCCACGTCAACGTTTTGGTTGCCCCGCAGGGCGGTGGCGGCGCTCCGATGGCTCGGCCTGTGGCTGCTGTCCCTCCGATGCTGCCGGGCGCTCCACCTCCTGGGGCAGGAATGCCGCCGAAGCCCCCGATGGGAGCCGGACCGATGCCTCCTGGTGGTCCGATGGGCGGACCGATGCCCGGTGGACCGCCGATGGCGCCTGGTGCGCCGGGCGGTATCCCTCCCGGTTTGATCCCGCCGCGGAAGCGTGGCGGCCCGGTTCACTCTGACGAAAAGCAGGACAAGGGACTTATCCACAAGATTTTGAAAGAGGAAGGTTTGGAGCGTTCCGACAAGCCGGTGAAGGTCCGCGCCCATGGCGGTCACATAAAGCACCACATGGATGCCGGGGCCGGTTCTGGCGAAGGCAGGCTGGAAAAGATTGGTAAGACGGCCAAAGCCGCGGGCGCTCCACAAGCCGTGTAATGGCGAAGGACTTACGCGATATCCAGGACCGGTTTCACCGATCGCTGGCGAAAGTTCTCTACGAAAAGATTGATGGCGCCCGCGAGCAACTGGAAAACGGCGTGCCGGTGGACCAGTATCCGTCGGCAGTCGGGTACATCCGGGCCTTGAAGGACGTCATCGTCTGGGCCGAAGAGGTCGAGCAGGAACAATACGGGCCGGTCAAGCAGCCTGGGCAGGAAGAGTGAAATCCAATTAAGGGGTGATCTATGGCCGATACAGAGGCCGTCGAAGTTGAAGATGACGCCGTAGTCGAAATCGACATTGATGCCGGCGATGCCGGGGCCGAAGGAACGGTCGCGAAGCCCACAAATGGTGCCGACGGCGCCGCCGCTGCGACCACCAGCGCCGCCGACGAAGCCGCCGCCGCTCTGAAGAAGTCCCTCGAAGAATCGAAGAAGCGTGAGAACGCTGCACTCGCCACGGCAGATGCCGAGCGGCGCCGGGCCGATGCCGAAGCGGCTCGCGCTACCGCCAAGGACCGCGAGGTGCAGGCTGCGCGGGAGAACGCAACCAACAGCCAGCTTGTCATCATCACGAACAAGATCGATGCGGCCAAAGGCGCCCTCGAGGCGGCAAAGGTCGAGTACAAAGCCGCGCATGAAGCCGGCGACATCGACAAGCTCACCGACGCGCAGGCAAGGATTAGCTCTGCCGCGGCGCAGATCGAGCGCTTCACCGGCGATAAAGAGACGTTCGAGGCACAAGCTGCGGCACGCGCCGAACGAGAGGAAGCCGAAGCCGCGCGGCCACCGGATCGGTCCGTCGAAGCTTACATCGCGGCTGGCAAGTATGCGCCGGCCGCGGCGGCTTTTCTCCGCGCCCACCCCGATTACTTGCCGCCTGAGTACGGCGGCATTGCCGAAAAGAACGATGCGATGATGGCTGGCCATTTCGCGGCCAAGTCTCAAAGGGTGCCGATCAACAGCGAGAAGTATTTCGAAATCATCGAAACGCACGTCAACGGCAGTCCGGTATCCGCTGCGGCAACGACTACAGCGGCGGGGGAAGGGGCTGGGGGCACTGCACGTCAAGCGGCGCCGCCGCCAAAGAGGACGCCGGTGCCATCGGCGCCGCCGAGCCGCGATCCGCCTCTTGCCGACGGCACTCCCACCGGCAAGCAAACGGTTCGCCTCAACGGCGCGCAGCAGGAAATGGCGCTATTGTCGTTCCCGCAGAAGCAGGGCGAGGACGAGCCGACTTGGCGCAAGCGGGCCTTTGGCACTTATGCCAACGAGTGGGCAAAGGCCAAGAAGGAAGGCATCATCGGCCGCCTCACACATTAACAAGGGAAATTTAAGCAATGGCTGGTTTGGGACTAGCGGATCACGCCGGCAGGGACCCGGCTGAGGAAATCTTCAAGCTCGTCGGTATGAAGAAGGGCAAGCTTGGGGGCTACGAGCTCTCCGCCAATCGCGTTCTGCTCGGGGCTTACAAGCGCCCGGACAAGACGAAGGGTGGCATCATCCTTACGGACTTGACCAAGGACGAAGAGCAAAACCAGGGCAAAGCCTGCCTTGTCCTGGCCATGGGGCCGACAGCCTTTAAGGATGACAAGAACGTCGTTTTCGAGGGCTTTAAGGTTGAGGTGGGAGACTGGGTCCAGATCCATGTCTACGAAAGCCGACCGGTGATCGTGAACGGATACCCGTGTAGGGTCATCAAGGACACGGAGATCGTCATGAAGATTCCAGCCCCTGACCTGATCTACTGAAAAGGGAAAAGCCAATGACCGAGACCGATGCAGACGTCGCACGAGGCAATCGGCCGCCACAGCGCCAGCCACAGCGTGCAGCGCAGCGGCAGCCAGATCATCAACCAGACCACCAGCCGGATCATCTGCCCCCCGCCCGCACCCGTACTCGATCGACTGGGGCTGGGTCGGCGACAACACACGACAGCTACATCAATCTCGAAAACGTTCCGCCCGATACCACGCTGGAGTGGAAGCGCTTTACCGTGGCGGCGCAGGAATATCCTTTCTACCTCCAGGCGATGCGGAAGCAGGGATTTGAGCCGGTCAACCCGCAGGAGCACCCTGACTGGGTCACGCTGCCGCCCGGCTATGACGCCACGACGGTCATCGTCGACGGCTTGATCCTGATGGAGCGGCCGAAGTACCTGACCGATCAGGCGCGCGAGGACGACCGAATCAATTCGCGCCAGCAGGTCGTCATTGCCGAACAGAAGCTTGGCAAGACGCCGAAGGACACGATGACGCGCGACTTCGACGGAGCTCGGCCGAAGATCGTCAAGGAAATTGGCCGCATGGTGCCGATGGCGATCGAGGACTAAATGCGCCCCGACCCTACGGTTAAGTTGGGGCTGCAAAGCTTCGATGAACTGAGGCGTGTCCTCGATAATCTTCCCGATCAGACCGACGGCGATCCATGCGCCATTTGCCAGATCGGCGAGCTTTACATCGAGTTCAAGGTGGCCATGCTCGCCCGGCCTGGTGATGAAAAGATCGTGGAACGGTACGTCGTCTATGAGATGACGCGCCGGCTCAACGAATACCTCGATGAGCGTGGGGGCACCATCTACTGGCGGATACGGTTTGAAACCGACGTTGATGACCACGCGGAAACCTTGCGGCTTGACGTCAACGGTCCGGACAGGGATTTCGCAACCGATCAGCGGTGCATCCAGGACAAAAATTGGCGCCGGGTAGCGGCTTACTGTCGTCTCGTTCGAGCGAAGTTCCCAGCAATGGAGCGGGCTGCGCCGACAGCCGCCATCGCGGCCTAGCATGCTCTCGCGCCGCTTCCTCCTTGGTGGATTGATCGCCGCGCCAGCGGTGATCGCTGCCGGTCACTTGATGCCGCTCCGTGGCATAAAGTTCGATCCGATCTACAGGATACAATCTTGGCCCGTGGGTCAGGATGCCGTAGGCCCATGGATGACGTTCCAGGGGCCGTTGTCCCAGCTTGAAAAGGCCAAGCACGACATGGCGGAAGCGATTGGCGCCGTGTTCGAGACGCCAATCGAGAAAGTTTTGCCACCCGCTCATCGTTTGTACGAAGGAACGGATATCTTAAGAGATATGTGGCGACCGCTTCCTGTCACGGGACCGCTCGGCGCATTGAACTTTGGTGTTCGGGCGTCGCCAGAGGAACGCCACGAGTGGGGAAACTTCATCAGAGCCCACTCTGGGCGCTATGAATCTATTACCGACGAGGAAGGCCGTTGGTGTGGATGGGGAGCGCCAAAGCTTATTCATATCCCGACACCAGCGGAGTACGAGCAGAGCACCGCCGCATTGATCGAGCGACTGGCTAAGGTGCACACCTTGGGCCACCGCGACGCTGACAGGATTTTGCGCGAAGCCGGCTTCGATCTGCCGCGCGTACGCACGAGGCAGCAAACTATGGTATAAGCCCGACCCGTCGGGGGAATCGGGTGGGCCGATGTCGTATGACTACAACGGTTGGGTGACACAGCTTGCGGGCATGCTCGTCATCCCGAGCAATGATCCCAACCTTCAGATCAACCTTCCCACGATTATCGACTACTCCGAGCAGCGGATTTACCGCGAGCTCGATATCCTCAACACCGTTGTCCGGGACGTTGGCGGCACGCTAACGGCCAATAGCCGCAACTTCACTCTCCCGCAGACAAACGGTCGCTTCGTCGTCACCGAAAGCTTTAACGTCTTCACCACCCTTGGCGTTACCACCTCGGGCCGTCAGCCATTGACGCCGATTTCCCGCGAGGCTCTCGACGCGATATGGGGCAGCGAGACGGCGCCCTCGTCGCCATCGATCCCCGAAAAGTTCGCGATGATTACCGACCAGCAGATCATCGTCGGGCCGGCGCCTGACCAAGCCTACACCATGGAGGTAATCGGCACGATCCGGCCGACGCCTTTGAGCTCAACGAACACGCAAACGTACCTCACGCTTTACCTGCCGGACCTCTTCATGGTGGCCTCGTTGATCTACGGCTATGGGTACATGAAGGACTTCGGCGCCATGACAGACGATCCGAACGCGCCGGGAAGCTGGAACCAGCAGTACGACAAGCTATTCCTGTCGGCCAATACCGAAGAGCAGCGGAAGCGGTACGCCGCAATGGCCTGGACGCCGAAACAGCCGTCGCCGATCGCGACACCGCCGAGGGTTTAATCGATGGATATTTGCACTTTCGTTCTGCCGATAGTCTCGACGTTGCTGGCGTGTGCGCCGCAAATGCACTGTGAGCCGGCGAACGGTAAGCAGTATTGCCAGCAGGTCATTGAGGACTGCAATCGCACGACGCCCTATTACGAGTGCAAGCGGCCAGATGGCTCGACCTATACGGCGCCGCTAAGCGAGCATCCGATCTTATTCTTGAACGCGAACTGAGGGGGAGGCCGCTATTTCTGATCCTCAAACGACGAATCTCGGTCTCTACCAGCCGACGCGGGGCAGCGATGCCGGCACCTGGGACAGTCCGGTAAACGCGAACACCGGCGCCACGGACAGTCTTTTCACCAACGTTGCTACGATCGGCCTCACCAATTCCCCCGTTACGCTGACGGGGCCCCCGAATAGCGGTGCCTCCTGGGCCGGCCCGTACCAGGCGCAAAGCGCTCTGATTAAGCTGACCGGCGCCATCACGGCGAACTGCTCCATCACCATCCCGCGGCCCGGCTATTACATCTTCTGGAACCTGTGCACGTCGGGGGCTACCGGACTTTTGGCCGGTTCAAGTCAGGGGTTGTTCTATGTGCAACTGACGACGGGGGTCGGCGGCGGCAAAAATATCGGGGTGCCTCCCGGCCGGAAGTGCCACGTCTTCTCTGATGGCACCGATATGGATTTCGTGAACGCGCAAGATCCTGGGACGGCTTACGATCTTCATGGTGCACTAGCTATGCCGTCGTGGATGACGGCGTGTAGCGTGCTCCCGTATCTCATCAAGGACGGCAACGTTTACAGCAACACCACCTATCCAGGTTTGGCCAGTTATCTCCAAAATTTGTTTGGCGGCACGCCTGGTCTGACCTTTGCCGTTCCCGACGAGTTAGCGCGCGCCCGCATCGGCTACGATACGGTAGGCACCGGGCGCCTTACCGCCGTGATTAGCGGGATCAACGGACGTTTGATGGGGGCAGCGGGCGGCAATCAGAGCATGCAGTCGCACACCCATGGTGCTTCATCTGCGGACAGCGGGCACGAGCACAGTTTCCCTAATGGGGACGTTTATGGAGACGCCAACTCGGGCGGTGGGTTCTTCGGTTTTGGTGGTAGTGGTATCCCTCTTTACAAAGCCGCCCAGACGAACGTCGGCAACGCCAACGTCATCACGACAATTAGCGCCACCGGCAACGGCCTGTCCCAAAACGTGCAGCCCTCCATCGTCTCGTTCCTGCCACTGATTAAGACTTGACGTGACGATATGGCGTTTGGCAGCGTCACTCTTGTCCCCGGCGTAAATGTAGAGCGCACACCGACCCTTTTGCGGGCCGGCATTGCTGTCAGCAGCCTAATTCGATTTCGCGACTCGCTGGTCCAGAAGCTCGGCGGCTGGCTCCAGCTTTACCCGTTCGCCATTTCAGGTGTCCCGCGCGATCTTCATGCCTGGGAGGACCTCAATGGAAACGATCACCTTGCGATCGGCACCACGGGGACCGGTTCTAAGCTTGTCGTCATCACCGACGGCAACCTCCAGGACATCACGCCGCAGACGTTGATATCGAACTTTGCACCGAACTTCTCGACCACGGCTTCAAGTCCGACCGTCAACGTAGTCGACCCCAATATCAGCAACGTCACGGTCGATGACACCGTGTTCTTCAACGTACCGATATCGATTGGCGGTCTCCTACTTTTCGGCCTTTACCCGATCACTCAGATAACGGGGACGCACTCCTACAACATTACAGCCGCGTCAAACGCGACGACGACCGAAACCAACCCGACGGCGACGAACGGAACGACGGCCATCGGCAATAACACCCTTCATTTCGGCACAACTCCGTCGTGGCTCGTCGATGGGATGGTGATTGCCAATCTCACCAACCCGAGCTCTATCCCGCCGAGCACAGTCGTTACTGCCTCTACGGGCACGACCGTCACGATGAATAATAACGCTGCCGCTCCTGGCGTCGGCAATGGCGATCAAATCGTCTTTTGCAGCCTGCCGGTCTTCACGACAACCAACGGCAGCCAGACCGTCGCGGTCGCGTTCATCAACCACGGGCTTTCCATCGGCTCGACTGTCGTTTTCCAGATCCCGACAACGGGGGAAGGCGTCACCATTGGGGGCGCCTATGAGGTGTCCTCGGTCACTGACGTTAATAATTTCGCCATCGCGGCCACCACCTTGGCGACCGGCACCGGCACGTTCGCCATGAACGCTGGCGCCGCTGAACTGGTCTATTACATCGCCTTGGGGCCACCCCCTGCGGGAACCGGCTTCGGTCTTGGCGGCTTCGGCAGCGGCGGCTTCGGCACCGGCACCACCACCAGCGGCTCCCAGACCGGCACTCCCATCACCGCTACGGATTGGACTTCCGACAATTGGGGCGAAATCCTCATCGCGTGCCCGGAGAACGGCCCCATCTATTACTGGGACCCGGAGAGCGGATTTCAGAACGCGCAAGTTATAGCGAGCGGTCCAGCCTTCAATGAGGGCATCTTCATTTCGACAACCGAGCAAATCCTTATTGCTTACGGCTCGTCGGTGTCGGAACAGAACCCAGGCGGTGTCGGTGTCCAGCAGCAGCCGCTTCTCGTGCAGTGGTCAGACGCCGGCAATTTCTTTCAATGGGACCCGGACGCGGCGGACCAGGCCGGAAACTTCCCCATCCCGACCGGCAGCCGGCTCGTGGCCGGCATGGCGGTTTCCAATCAAAACCTGCTTTGGACCGACCTCGACCTATGGGCGATGAACTATATCGGGGTGCCTGACGTCTTCGGCTTCAACAAGATTGGCGCCGGCCTCGGGGCGGTGTCGTCTCATGCCGTCCAGCAGCTTCGCGGTTCGGTGTTCTGGATGGCGCCGAGCAATTTCGCTTCGTACACCAGCAACGGCGCCAACGTGATCCCATGCCCGGTGTGGGATGCGGTGTTCCAAAACATCAACACCAGCTTCCTGCAAAACGTCCGGGCCATGCCGAACACGCCGTACAACGAAGTCGGCTGGCTTTATCCAAGCGCGGCGAGCTCGTCCGGCGAGTGTGACAGTTACGTCAAAATGAACATCACGGAGCCGGGTGCGCCCTGGGACATTGGCCCGATGAACAGATCGGCATGGACCGATGAAAGCGTCCTCGGCATGCCGATCGGCGCGGCTTCGAACGGTCTAATCTACCAGCACGAAGTCAGCCCTGACGCTGCCGGCTCGCCGCTGGTCGCCTCCTTCACCACCGGTTTCTTCTATTTGCAGGAGAGCGAGGACTATACCTTCGTCGACCAGATCATCCCGGATTTCAAATGGAGCACGTTCACCGGGGGCCCGTCGGCGCAGATTCAGATGACGTTCAACGTCGTCAACTTCCCCGGCGACACGCCGATTAGTTACGGGCCATATACGGTGACGCAGGCAACCGAGTTTCTATCGGTTCGGTTCCGGGGGCGCATGCTGAGCATCACCATCACGTCAAGCGACATCGGAAGCTTCTGGCGAATCGGCTCGATCAAGTACCGCTATGAGCCGGCAGGGAGGCGCTGATGGCTGAGCAACCCACCGCTCCTGGCCAAGGTAGCGCCGGTTCGACCGATCTAGCGACCCAGCTTCAAGGCGTCGTCCGCCAACTCACGAACCTCTACAAAAATGGTCAGGAGTTGATTGCTGCTATCCAGGCGGTCAATTTTCCTCAAAGTGTTAAGGGCTACACGGTCGCTACGTTGCCGAGTTCGCCGTCTATCGGTATGTTGGCCTTCATTACGAACGGTGCATCTGCGCTCGCGTGGGGAGCAAATGCTACCGCAAGTACGGGGGCCGTGACTTACCTGGTCTGGTGGAACGGCACGCAATGGTCAGTTCTGGGCAAGTGAGCGAGACAAAAGATGCCGCTTGAGCACTCATCCACCCCCGCTGCACTCCACCGCAACATGCACACGCTGTTCGGGGACATCGGCAAGAGCCCGCACGTCCAAAGCCGCAAGCAAGCCATCGCGATCGCCTTAGAGACGCAACGCCGCGCAGCGGCGGGGCGCGCGGCGGGTGGAATTGTCCCGCATTACGATGCTGGCGGGACTGCCCCCCCTGCGAATCCGGTGACGGCGGTCATAAACGCTTTGAGTGCCGGCGCAGGGACGTCCGGCGTTGCCGCCCCTGCCGGCTCGACCAATACGTCCGCCCCTTCCAGTGTTCCCTCGACCACCTCGACCTCGCCTCCGGTGGCCAACACTCAGGCCCAGGCGCAGGGTGTAGCTCCGGCCGCAGCCGCCACGACGCCAAATGCCGCTGTGGTTCCGGCCGCGACAGGGATCGTGCCTCCCGCACCGAACAACCCGATCCAGCAAAAATTGATGAACCGGGGCGGTGTCGCGCAACGCGCCGGTGGCGGCGGCTTCAATATCGCGGAAGGCCCGCAAATCCGGCCGCCGTATTACGAGCGCAATGCGATGCGGCAGCTTCACGTCGGGCCGGTGCTGTCGAGCGTTCCGGGCCGCACCGACAATCACAAGGTGAAGGTGCCGGCTGGCTCGTACGTCCTGCCGGCGCAGCACATTGCTTCGATGGGGAGCGGGAATACGCTTGCCGGTATGTCGCTGGCGAGCAAGATGTTCAGCGGCCCGTACGGCGCCGGGGCGCCGAAGATTGCGCATGGCGCTGGTCTACCGAAGCCGCCGAAGCCGATGACGAAGTTCTGGACCGGTGGCTACAGCGAAGGGGGCGCGCGCGGTACCGATCACTTCGAGCCGGTCGACGTTGATATCAGCGGTGGCGAGTACGTCATCCCGCCGCAAGTCATCATCGCCAAGTTCGGTAGCCTGAAAGCCGGGCACAAGATTCTCGACAAGTGGGTGATGGACACCCGCAAGAAGGAAATCGAAACCCAGAAGAAGCTGCCGCCTCCGGCGAAGCGCTGGACAGGTGGCGGCGTTGGGCTGGAAATCGCATTGAGGTGGGCAGCATGAACCGTCGCTCTGTCCTAACCGCAATCGCCGCTATTCCGTTCGTTGGCCACATCGTTCCGGTATCGGCCGAAGCGGCAGCACCACGCTATCCGGTAGCGTTAAGTGCAGTGCGCGATTTATTGTGGCCCGGTTTGCGGATGGAGCTAGGTGGCGTCTTTCTCGATCACCGGTACCCGGTTGATGGCGATATCATAGTCGACATTGAGCATGATCGCCTCATTGTGATTGTCGCGAAAAGCGACATCCGGCGCGTTGTTAAGGGCTTCATTGAACGAAGCGATATCGCGGACCGCAGTTACATCGGAAAATTTCGGCCGATGCTTGTCAGGATGGCTGAACTGCTCAACGGTTCTTCTGATGCGATCCCGTGTGAATATGACGTGCCCATGGAGACAATTACATGAGATCGATCGACGACAAGCCGATTTTCGCCAACCTCGTTGTTGGCCAAGGGATCAACAATGGCGTCGTCAATATGACGTTGGGCGCCTTCCTGTTTTCACCGTCAGAGGACGGCAAAACGGCAGTCCCTGACCCGGTCATTGTTGGCCGGCTGCGCATGGATATCCCGTGCGCGCGTCAGATGATGGCCAGCCTTCAAAACCTCCTTCAGTCGCACGATGCGAGCGTCGCCACGGCAAAGGCGGCAAACGGCGACGGCGCGGAGGCCAAGCCGGAGGAAGCGGAAAGGTCGCTTAATTAAATGCAGCAGGAATTGCCAAAAGTTCGTCTTGCTGCTCCGGAGGATGAGCCGGCCATCATGGAGATGTGCCGGCGCTTGCATGCCGAGAACGGCTTGTTCACGTTGAACGAGGCCAAGGTTGCCGCGCTGCTTCAGAGATATTACCAGCGGGATGGCGTCATCCTCGGGGTGATAGGTCCTGTCGGCAAGCCAGAAGCTTCGACCTGCATCATGCTGTCAGACTACTACTACAGCGACGATACCCACCTCGCCGAACTTTGGAATTTTGTCGATAAGGAGTACCGCAAGTCCAAAGCTGCGGAAGCCTTGATTCGATTCGGGATGGAGTGCGCGCAGAAGATGTCGCAGAACCTTGGCGCTCAATGCCCGTTCCTGACCGGCATCATCACCGACAATCGAACGGCTGGGAAAGTGCGGCTATATCACCGACTGCTCGGTCACGCCGCGGGTGCGTTCTTCATTTACAACGCGAAATGGGACCACGAGCCGATGGAGGACCACGGCGCGTTGGCGGTCAAGCTCCGCGAGGCGGCCAAGCTTTGCAACGACCGCAAGGTGACGTTCGAGGTGGCACAGCGAAAAATCGGGCCGCTATTGCGCGAGGCGGCCGAAGCCGTCAGTTCCGAGGACAAGATTTGGGGGCCGACACGACCGGCCAATAAGGGGGCGGCGCAGGCTGCGGCTTCCTGATGTGCGGGGGCAATAAGAACACCACTACCACTACCTCGACGCCAAACTCTACAGCATTGGCGGCGTACCAGGGACTATTGCCCCAAGCGGCGAGTGTCGCGTCCACGCCGTACACGCCGTACGGCGGTGAGGGCGTCGCGCCTGTCGATCCGCAGCAATACGCCGGCATCCACGGCATCAATGAGAACGCTTATTCCGCGCTGCCATACATCGGGGAATCGGAAGGTCTAGCCGCTGGTGCGGCGACGCCGATCACGTCCGGCGATATCCAGCAGTACGTCAATCCCTGGACGTCGAACGTCGTCAATGCGACCGAGCAGCAATTCGCCAACACGAACGCGCAGCAGCAACAGCAGGTCGAGGGCAATGCCATTTCCTCTGGCGCCTTTGGCGGCAACCGTGAGGCGGTCGCACAGGGCATCCTTGCGAATCAGCAGCAAACCGCCGAGGCGCCGATCATCGCTGGCTTGGAGAGTTCGGGCTACACTCAGGGCGTCAATACCGCACTATCCGAACAGCAGGCCCAGGAATCCGGGGCGCAAAATATCGGGGCTCTTGGTGTGGCCGGCGAGAACGCCGCACTTACCGGGGCGAACGCTCAGATCGGCGCCGGCACGCTCGAGCAGCAGACCCAGCAGCAGACTGACCTGTGGAACTACCAGCAATTCCTCAATCAGTTGGCCTACCCGTTCCAGACGACGCAATGGCAGTCCGGCATCGATACCGGTGTCGGCTCGCAGATGGGCGGCACGTCACAGACGGTGAATCCAAACCCGAACTTGTTCAGCCAGCTTGGCGGCCTCCTGACATCCGGCGCCGGCATCTTAGGCGGCACTGGTGCTTTTGCCGGCGCTGGCGGTTCTGCCGGGTGGCTTGCGCCCGCGATTGCCGCCTTGGCGCGCGGCGGTGGTGTCCCTGCCGACGGTGTTGCCAATCGGACGCCAACGGTACCGGAGTCGCCACAGACATTGCGCTTGCAGCAGCGGCAGCTTATCGCCGGGCACCGCCGCGTGCAGATGTTCCCCCATGGGAGCAGAGAATTGTCGCTGCCTCACGGCATGTCGCGCGTTTCCGTGCACGGCGAGGTTTTCCACTTCAACCCGAAGCTTATCAGCGGTGCCGAGGTGCGGCGGACCGTCGAACATGGCGACGAGCATCACTTGCTCGACCTTGGCCCGTTCTCCAAGCACGAGATCATGGCGCGGATGCACGGCGGCGAGATACCGGTGGCGGTGGTCGAGCGCCATCCAGACGGTACGGAAGCGCGCGCCGCGGCGGGTACGCACGTCACCGCTCCCCACCAGGCCGCTCACATGGCGCGGACCATGTCGCCCGGCCATCAACTGCACTTCGAGGATCCAAGATTTACCGTGCTCAGCCGCGTGCACCATCATCGTGCCTCTGGCGGTATGGTGCCCGGCTTTGACGACGGTGGCGCCGCTACCGGTGTCGCAGCCGCGCCCTATGGGGCGGTCGGCTCGCCGTACGGCTCGGCCAAGATTTGGGTGCCGCAGGCGTCCATCACCAGGGGCCCAGGCGCTCCGCCTCCGCCGCAAACGCAGCAACAGCAGCAAACGCAGCAACAGCAGCAGCCGTCACTGACGAACCAGGCCAATTCGGTTGGCCAACTCGCCAATGCCATCCGCAACGGCATGAACACGCCGGCTCCGCCGACTAACATCCTACCGCCGACACCGGCGAGCGGGGTGGTTCCAAGTGGTGGCGGTGGAGGTGCCTACGCCGGCCTCCCCCTCAATGCGTCCCCGATGATCGGCTCGCCATCCGGTGGCGATAGTAGCGCCGGAGCGGTGTATCGCCGGGGCGGTGTAGTTCACCATTACGCCGACGGCGGCGGCAATGGCGGCAATGGCGGTAGCGACTCGATGACGGCGAACGGCATCAATCCCGATCTCGTCGCGGCGGCGCCGGACTTCTTCAGCGAGACGGCCATGGAGAGTGGTCGGCTGCCGTCGTTGGCGCCGGGATACGCCGATGGCGGCGGGGACAGCGATCCCGACGTTGATGTTTCGGCCAATGGCGTCGTTCCGGCTCAGACGCCGGACAGCATCGTTGTCCCACCGGGTTATGGCGCCGGGCCACCGGTTCGACTGGCTTCCAATGATGGTGTTTTACCGCCCGAAGTGACCAAGGGCACGAGCGGGGGCGCCCCGCCATCCCTGACCAATGCCATCCTGAACCAAGAGAGTGGCAATCGTAACAATGTCGGAGTTAGTACCGATAACGCTCGGGGCCCAGGTCAAATTTTGCCTCAGACGTTTACGCAATACGCGAAGCCCGGTGAGCGGATTGATGATCCAGACGATAACCGTGCCGTCAGCAAGCGCATCCTCGATGATTATTGGCATCGCTATGGTGGCGACCCGGCTCGTGCCGCCGTGGCCTATTTTTCCGGACCAGGCAATGTTGCACCTCCAGGTAGCCCGACGCCATGGATCAAGGATGCCAGCGACGGTAATGGCAAATCGACCTCGTCCTATGTGAGTGACGTCCTCAATCGTGGGGCCGGAGAGCCAAGAACCAGCGGTGCGGCGGCGCCATCGCCAAGCGCGTCCGCGTCCAGCGGGGTCGCGCCATCCCCCGATATCGACTGGTCGTCAAAGTCCAAGCTGTGGCCGGCGCTCATCATGGCGGGCGGCAGCATGATGGCGTCGCACTCGCCCTTCGCCGGGGTTGCGGTGGGCGAGGGGATAGTCTCCGGCGCTCAGACCTATGCGCAGGAGAAACAGCAAGAACAGGCCGCCAAACTCAGTCAGGACAAGATCAACCTCGAGGCCAAGAAGCTCGACGACGACCTCACCTATCACCGTCGCCACCTCGACGTTTTGACGCAGGAAGCGAACACCCACCAGAAATCGGAGGAATCGCAGGCGCAGTTCCGGCAGCGCTTGAACCTCACGCCGACCGGTCGTGAGACGGCGGACGGCCATCCGATTATGATAGACAAATACAGCGGCCGGACCGTGGATGGTGTCACCGGTGGCCCGATCGATTCCGGGGTCGAGACCCGACCGTCGAAGATGAATTTGAAGCCGGCCGGGATAGAGACGGAAGAGGGTCATCCTATCCTTTTCGATTCCACCAGACCGGGGAGCGCGTTTGACGGCGTGACCGGCATGCCAGTACCGGCCGATGTGAAGACGCGACCGGCGCAGCACGCCGCGGGCGCGGTCGAGGGCATCGCCAATCGTCTGCTCGATGAGAATCAGAAGCAGCGCCGCGACAACCCGGCTCTTCCTGAAATGACGTTCCAGGAGGCTCTCGTCCTGGCGCATAAAGCCCCGAACGCGGATCAGGAAACGATCCGGCGCCTTACCTTGGCGCAAGGTGGGTGGAAGGCGTGGAGCGCCGAGCCCGCCAACATGGGCAAGAAGAACGCACCCGAATCGACCTTGGATTATTGGGAAAAGCGTTACGGTGTATCGCCGACACCAGCTACCCCAGGAGCCGCGCCGGCTGCAACGGCACCGGCCGCGCCCGCAACAACCGCCGCGCCGGCTGCAACTCCGGCAGCAAAACCGCCCGAGCCACCACGACCACCTAGCGTTCCGCCCGACGCTAAGCTACAGCGTAGCAAGGCAACTGGGGCTTATCGCTGGGTGGCGCCTGATGGAACCATCTACGCTGCGGACGGTACGAAGCAGTGACGGCATTTGCTGACGACTGGGAGGATGTCCCAGCGTCGGCTCCGAAACCGAGCGCTGCTGCACCTCCACAACAGCAACCACAACAACAGACTGCCCAAGCTGACGACTGGGAGGATGTGCCGCAGTGGCGCGGCTACGCGCCTGTTGCCGTCTCCGGTGTCACTCAAGGCGCCGTAGGGGCCATCGGCTCCGCGATTTCCGGAACGGCCGAGCTCCCCGCGGACTATAACCGGCGCACGCTGGCGACACTCGATCGCGTGGACCGGGGCGAAAAGGTCCCCGCATCCGAGGATCCGATCGGCTACCAGGACATGGACCCGGAGACGCGCAAGAGCGTCCGGGCCGATGTCGAGCGCGCCGCAGGCGCCTACAAGCCGCAGGAAACCCCTGTCTACAAGGCCGGCGAAGCCGTCTCTAAGTTCGGCGAGCGCATTGCGCCGATGTCGCCAACGGAAAAGGAAAGCATTACCGGACGCGCGGCCATGGGCGTCGGCAGCATGGCCCCGGCCATGGTTGCCGGCATGGCACTGGGCCCGGAAGCCGGCCTTGCTATTGGTGCCGGACAGTTCGGTCTTTCCAGCGCTCACGAAGAAGCCGAAGCCGCTCGCGCAAAGGGGGCGACACAAGAAGAAGCGGCCCAAGCGGCGCGGGCCGGTTTTGCGCTGGGTGTTGGTGGGGCGCTGTTACCAATCCATACCGTTTTGAAGCCGATCGAGCGTTCGGCGCCGGGCATAGTCGATTGGGCAAAGGCGAGGCTGACACACGCCCTCCAGGGGGGCGCCGTGTTCGCGACAATCGGGGAGGCGCAGGAGTGGCTGGGACAACAGATAGCGCAGAACTTTTACGATCCGAACGCCGGATATTCCTTCGATGTCCGGCGTGTACTCGGCAACTTGCTCGGTGGGAGCTTCCTGAGCGCACTGACTCCTACGCCATACCATGGGGATACTTCGGCGCGCGCTGGTCAGCCTGCTGCCGGGACGACGGAAGGAAAGGCGCACACTGACGCGCTGGCGGATATCCTCGGGCCCGAGCAGCCACCGCCTCCGCCTGGCGGTGGTCCGACCCCTGAAGATGTCTCGATCCTTGGCGGCCCGCGGCAGGCCGGCGAGCGGGAAAGCTTGCAGGACATGCTCAGCCGGAACGCTCCGGTCGATGAGCTCGCCGCGCATCCCCTCGTTCAGGCCGCACTCAAGCAGAACCGGGCCGCGGTGCCGACCGGCACTCCGGAAGATTTCGCCAACCCGGAGTGGCGCGCGGCGCGCGTTTACAACATCGATGGCGACGAGGTCCAAGGCTGGGATAATGCGGTCAACGCTCTAACCAAGCACGCCGAAGGCTATTCACCATTTGGGCCGGTGCAGAACGAGCGCCGTGCCATCTTTGTGCTTGGCCCACCGGCCTCCGGTAAATCGGCCATTTCCGAGCCGCTGGCGCGCACCTATCGCGCGGCGATCGTCGATGCCGACGACGCCAAGAAAATATTCCCAGAATATCGCGGCGGATTGGGCACTGGCGCCACTCACGAAGAGAGTTCGAAGCTTTCGAAGGATGTCCTGTACGGCCTCATGGAGCGCGGCGCCAACATCATCCTGCCGAAGGTTGGCGACAACCCCGAGAGTATCCGCAAGCAAATCGAGACGCTTAAGGCTTTGGGCTACACCGTCGACCTCGCGCACGTCGCCGCAACCCCAGAGATTTCCGGCCGTCGCAACATCCAGCGCTTCCTGCGTACGGGACGCCTGGTCGATCCGGATTATCTCAAGGAAGTGGGTGACAAGCCAAAAAAGACGGCCTATATGCTGAGGGGTGAGGCAAACGATTTCGCTGATGCCGACACATCCCAAACAGGAAAATATGAAGTCATCGAAGGCGCCGGTGCGCTCGCCGACACCCTCAGAGCAGGCCGCTATGGTCGACCGGGATCAACTGGCGGCGATGCAGGAACTGCTCGAAAAGAGACAGGCAACGAGCCCCTCATCGGGCAGCCCGCCTCCGGGATCGCTCCCCACCGGGTAACGGCTGCTGACGGCACCGCCGTCAGCACGACGCCGATCGTCGTCGAGGCGGACAAACTCCGCACCTCCCAAGATCCAGGCTACGACCCGACGCTACAGCCCCGGCAGCGCGAACGCGCCGCGAGCCAGGCGCAGGTCCGCGACATTGCCGGCAATCTCGACCCTGAAAGGCTCGGCTATTCGGCAGAGGCGGACCGTGGTGCGCCAATCGTCGGACCTGACGGGATGGTCGAGAGCGGGAACGGGCGCATCCTGGCCCTCCGTAGGGTCTACGAACAGGGTGGGCCGGCCGCGGAAGCCTATCGGGACTGGCTGACCCGCCAAGGGGTTGACGTCAGCGCCTACCGGCATCCGGTGATCGTGCGCCAGCGGCAGTCGCCAATGACGCCGGAACAGCGCCGGGCCTTCACGGTAGCGGCCAATCAGGCGGCAACTCTGGCCATGTCGGCCCCGGAACGGGCAATGTCCGATGCCGGGCATATCAATCCCGGCATGTTGGGCCTCATCCACGACCCTGCCGACCTTGGCGCCCCTGCCAATAGGCCGTTCTTCCGGGCTTTTGTCGCCGCTTTACCGCAGTCCGAACAGGGGCTTATGGCCGATGCGCGCGGCGCGCTGTCCGCCGAAGGTTTGGCAAGGGTCCGGAACGCCGTCCTGGCCAAGGCTTACGGCGATGCCGGCATACTCTCCCGCATTGCGGAATCGACCAATGACGAAGTGAAGTCGATTTCCAACGCTTTGACCGCTGCGGCGCCCCAGTGGGCGCGGTTCCGGGCCGAAGTCGAGGCCGGCCGGGTGCGGCCGGATATGGACGCGACCCCGGAACTGCTCGATGCGGTCAACCGGACCGCCGACATCCGCGGCCGCGGCGACAAGCTGGACGAGTACCTCGCCCAACGGGATGCCTTTGATCGCCTTCCGGACCTGACCGAAGGCTTCATGCGGATTTTCTACGACCCCAAGGGGCGGCGCGCGGCCAGCAGTCAACGTATCAGTGACGCCATCCGCTTCTATGCCGATGAGGCCGAAAAGGTTAACGCCGAAAAGGGGTTAGACCTGGAACTTACCCCAGTGGAACCGCGGGATATCCAGCGGCTTGCCATAGACAGGGAGTGGGAAGATGTCGGACCAGAAGTTCCCGACCGCGGCGGCGCTGGTGATGGCGCGGGCGGCGAAGCGGGTAGCGGTGAAGCACGGGGACCTTGGCTTGGCGAGGGCCGCAAAATCGTTGGGCCACGCGGCGAACGCCTCTTTAGCGAAGAGGATGCCGCTGCTCAGCAGCCAACGCTCGACCAACTCCGTGAAAGAGGGATAGCGGTCGAAAAGGTGCCGCTTGCCGGTGGCAAGAAGGGCGAGCAGTATGTCATCCCCGGAGCGGAGAAGATCACCGCCGCGGAACTGCTGCGGCGCCGCGCCGCCGAGCCGATGCGGGGAAGCGTTCCGCAGGAGATACCTGGCGGGTTGTTCGGCGATCTACTTGGACAATCGAACCTTTTAGACATTGTTTCACGGAAACCACGCAATGAAAAAGAAGCGGCAGAGCAAATTGACGCGCGACGAGCGCTTAGCGAGAGCGATGGCGGGCAGCCGGAGGGGCGCCCGCGTCCGCAAGCAGATGAAGCTCGCGCGCCAGCAGAGGGATTGACACCACCGGAAACGGTGCCAAATAATGCCACAGACTTATTTGGGGAAGAGCCCAATGGACCAGGACCAGCCAGACCCGCTCGCGGATCGGTACGCCAAGGAGCACAAGGACTTCCTGGAGGACAACAACCCAACCGTCCTGTCCGGGCAAAGCGACCCGACCAGTTATCTCTCTTCGGTGGGGAGCCAAGCGGCCGACCGGCTGCGGTTCCTAATGAGCCAGTACCAGCACAGCCCGGAGGTGCAGAAGTTACCGCACCTCCAGCAGGTCCGAGCGTTACAAAGCCGCCACCACGAAATCGAAGAGACGATTCGGGACGAACTGCTCCACCAGCCACGGCCGGAATAAGAGAGGCCGAGCAGAAAATCGCGGAGCGGTCACGCTCGAATTATCGCATCACTCCGGAAGATTTGGTCGGTGTCGGCGGACCGAAGCAAAAGGTTCGCCAGAACATCGATGCCATCCGCACGCTTAAGGCGATCGAGGATGAAGGCCGCGAGGCGACACCGGGCGAGAAAGCCGTTCTCGTCAAATACGTCGGCTGGGGTGCCTACGCGCAGGATATGTTTGCTGCCGGCAAACGTACTGGCTGGGAGAACGAGCGCGATGCCTTCCGAGCACTTGTCACGGACGAAGAGTTTGATGCGGCGAGAGCATCAACGCTTAACGCGCATTTCACTTCGCCGGATGTTATCCGCGGCATGTGGGATGCACTTTCCCATTTGGGCTACGAGGGTGGCACGGCACTCGAACCAGCCGTGGGTGTCGGTCACTTTATCGGCCTCATCCCGGATAAGGTTGCACCTCGGACGGCTTGGACCGCCGTCGAACTCGATCCGCTAAGCGCCCGCATCACCAAGGCGCTATACGGCGGCACCGATGTTAACCAGCACGGCTTCGAGGAACTGAAACGGCCATCGAACTACTACGACTTGGCAATCTCGAACGTGCCGTTCGGCGACTACCACATTTCGGAAAAACCCTATGGCAGTTTCCCGATCCACGATTTCTTCTTCGTCAAATCTCTCGACAAGGTGCGACCGGGAGGCGTCGTCGCTTTTATCACCTCCCGCTTCACCATGGACCGTCAAGACGCGGGAACCAGACGGCTACTTTCAAAGTCTGCCGATTTGGTCGGTGCCATCCGACTGCCTGGGGGAGACAGGGGTGCTTTTGCTGGCAACGCCGGTACGCAGGTCACCACCGACGTTCTCTTCCTCCGCAAGAAAATCCCCGGCGAGGCTCCGTTCCCCGGCGCCGACTGGGAAGGGCTGAAAGAAGTCCAGACGCCGGAGGGCCCGGTCCAGATCAATCGATACTTCGCCGATCATCCGGACATGATGCTCGGTGAAATGCGGAAGCAGCGCTCGATGTACCGGGCCGACGAACCGGTATTGATCGGCAACTCCGAAGACCTGCAAGGCCAGATCGCGAAGGCCGCGGCAAACATGCAGCCCGGCGCGATGACGCCGCGGGCGACACCGAAGCCGGAAACGATTGATTCCGCCGACATCGAGCACGGCACCAAGGACGGCAACTACTTCATCAAGGGTGGCAAGCTTTACCAGCGCGAAGCCGGTGTCGGGCAGGAGCGCCGGCTATCAGATGCGCAGCATGATCGTGTCGCCCGCTTCATCGGCATGCGCGGCATCTATAACGACCTAGTCCGGGCACAGCTTGATGGTGAAGGCGCCAAGGCCGAAAAGCTGCGGGAGGAATTGCGCGACCAATACGATGCCTTTGTCAACAAATATGGTCCGATCAACAAGGAAGAGCGCACCGTCACCTCGCGGCTTAACAAGGCCGGCGAGCCAGTCGTCATCATCCGCCGCCCGAACTTTGATGCGTTCGCCGATGATCCCGATGCCTACAAGGTTTCGTCGATCGAGAACTACGACCCTGAAACCGGGAAGGCGAAGCGCGCCGATATTCAGAACAAGGATGTCATCGCGGCTCCGCGCGAGGCGGAAATCCATGGGCCCGGCGATGCCTTGGCGGCGGTGCTCAATGACACCGGCCGTGTCGACCTCGACCGCGTCGCCAATACTCTCGGGGTTGAAACGGTTGATGAGGCTGCCGGCGCGCTAGGCGACCTGATCTATCACGATCCCGATGGGCGCCAGTGGAGGACGGCGGACGAATACCTCAGCGGCAACGTCGTCAAGAAGCTGGAAGAGGCGCGTGAGATTGCGAAGTCCGATCCGACCTATTTGCGGAACGTGGCGGCGCTGGAAAAAGTGCAGCCGACTCCGATCGCGCCAACCGACATCACGGCCCAGTTCGGTGCTCCGTGGGTGCCGGCCGATGCCTACGCCAACTTCCTCAAGGAGGTGATGGGCGCTTCTGGGGTCACCATCAAAATGGTGCCGGTCACCAACGAGTGGAAGGCGCGCGTTTCAGGATTTGGCCGCGATGCCTATGCGAAGTACGGCACGCCGCGCACCGATCCCGGCAAGATACTCGATGCCGCGCTGAACGATCGTCAGATCACCGTCTACGATAAGGGCGACGAAGGTAAGCAGAGCGTTAATCAGAAGGCGACGGAAGAGGCGCGCAACAAGGTTCTCGCTCTCAAAGAGGCGTTTACCGGCGACCCCGACCACGGCATTGACGGCTGGGTCTGGCAGGATCCCGAGCGCGCAGAACGCCTGGCCGCGATCTATAACCGCACTTACAACAATCTAGCGAACCGCAAGTTTGACGGCTCGCACCTCACGCTGCCGGGCCTTAATCCGATGTTTTCGGATCGGCAGCATCGCCTGGATGCAGTCTGGCGCATTATCCAGAACGGCAACACGCTACTCGCGCACGTCGTTGGCTCCGGCAAGACGGTCACCATGATCGCGGCCGGTATGGAGCAGAAGCGTCTCGGCCTCATCAACAAGCCGGCCTATGTGGTGCCGAACCACATGCTGGAGCAATTCAGCCGTGAGTTCATCCAAGCCTATCCCAACGCAAAAGTCCTGGTGGCAAAGAAGGAGGAAATGACACCGGAGCACCGCAAGGCGTTTATCGCCAAGGCGGCGGCGAACGATTGGGATGGCGTCATCATCACGCATGACGCCTTCGGCCGCATCAATATGAACCGGGACTTCCGCGAGAAATTCATCAACGACCAGATTGATGAACTCGAGCGCGTTATGAAGGCCGAAATTAAGGAGTCCGGTGGTGACAAGAAAGACCCGACCGTTAAGGCGCTCGAAAAGGCAAAGAAGCGGCTTGAGGAAAAGCTTGCGAAGCTGATGAACGAGGAACGGAAGGACGTCGGTCTCAACTTCGAGGAAACCGGCATCGACCATCTGTTTGTCGACGAGGCGCACAAGTTCAAGAACCTCAGCTTCATCACACGGAAACAGCGCGTGAAGGGTTTGGCGCAGGGTGACAGCCAGCGCGCCGAAGACCTGTTCTTGAAGATGCAATATCTCGAACAGAATCGGCCGGGGCGTTCCGGTGTGTTTGCAACCGGCACGCCGGTATCGAACACCATGGCCGAGCTCTGGACGATGCAGCGCTTCCTCCAGTTGGATAAACTGAAAGAGCGTGGCCTGGATAATTTCTACAACTGGGCAAAC